ATTCGAGATCCTCGGTGGAGATCGTGTTGACTCATACTTGTTATTCTCAAATCCACATCAGTACGGCAAATCAATCGATATTCGCTTTACACCAATTCGTGTGGTATGTAACAATACTTTGACTTTTTCACTCGAATCAAAAGCAGAACGCTCTGTTCGTGTAGGTCACCGTGTAGAATTCGATGCTCATTCAGTTAAAGAACAACTCGGTATTGCGACTATGAAAATGGAACAATACAGTGAAGTTGCAAAGTTCTTGGCTGGTAAGCGCTTTAATCAAGACTCATACATTGAGTATCTGAATTCAGTCTTTCCGCGTACAGCAGATAAGCGTGTACAAGGCAAAGGATTGTCAATCGATACACTTTCACGTAACGCTAAACTTGCACATGATGTTATTGAAACTCAGCCAGGTGCAGAGTATGGTGAAGGTTCATGGTGGCAGGCATTTAACTCTGTCACTTATATTACTGACCATGTACAAGGTCGTAATGCAGACAACCGTCTTTATTCTTCATGGTTCGGCGGTAACCAAGTTCGTAAGAGTCAAGCTCTTTCAAAAGCAATCGAATATGCAGAAGCGGCATAATGTATCGCATTAAAGGATACTTTAGGGATCATACTGTTGTCAGATACTTTACTGACCAGTATGATGCCATAGAGTTTAAAGATATAGTGGATGCTCACTATCCACTAAAAGTCACATTTGAAAAAGGAGTTTATCCAGTGAGAACATTTATTGTTAATGGTTGGAATGCCGTAATGGATGACAGGCGAAATCCACTCAGCAATATTCCAGATCTTCAAGTACGACATCTAGTCATGCAAGTATTAGCTTGGATGTGGTGTATTGTATTTGCATTTATTGTTGGTAGTTGGACTGCATTTGGTGTAAGTGTTATTGCACACGTTATTCTACTTGCAGCTATTGTAATTACTGTCGGAACATTTGAAACAGCTAGACGAGCTCCACAATATTTTGGTGGACTTGGTCGAGGCAATGGCGGAGAACATGAATGAGAAGTATAGATAGAGATGTAAAAGCTATGGCACAAGGTATCGATGCCATTAATGAACAAATAAATATTTTGAGTGGTAATGTTAAGCTTCATAAAGCTGAACGCAAACGACTTGAAAGATTAGAGGCTGTCAAAGTTCAAATGGTCGATAATCCTCAAGATTGCAATAAATTAGTGAAACGATACAAGGAAATGTAAAATGAACGACGGTCCTTTGAAATCAGCACTTGACAACTTATCAAGTCAAGGTGTAATTAGACGTGAATTAGTCACGTATAGAATGAAAAGCGGTAAGATGATTCGTGAAACAGTTTGTAGAGAATATCGATCAGATGGAGATTATACTGATCATTCTATTTCTACTCCTTTTAATGGAGGAAGCACAGTATGAAAGCACATAGTATAGAACAAACTGCGGCCTGGGCTAAAAGCTGGAATATGAAAGGATACGAACACTTGTATCCTGAAAATCGTGAAAAAGCTCGTCAATATGCGATTAAACAAAGTAATGAACGTAAAAGGAACACTGAGTACAAAGACAAGTAAAATGGAGCTTAGTAATGAAGTGGTTAAAAACTTGGTTTAAAAAATGGTTGGCTAAAAAAGAAGCGAATGTACCTAAGTATTTAGGTCGTAAGTAATAAAAAGAGCATTTAGGTGCTCTTTTTTTGTTTACTTTTCTGTATAAATAGTGTATAGTTGTTATATAATATAAAACAACATAAGGAAAAGAACATGCTTAAGTTTAAAACATTTGACATGATACAGGAGATGGCAGCTGTGAATGTAGCGGATCTAGATATGAAATTTTTAAATAGAGCTCAAAGAGTAACATCATTCAATCTGAAAACTGGCGATTTTGAAAATCTTAAATACAAAGCTGAAATACAGCACTTATTTAACAGATCGTTTTTTCCTGATTTTGACTTGAATGATACTATGAAAGGTCAGCCTAATATACGACAATTAAATAAAACAATTGACAAATTAAAAAAAGAAAGTTTTATTAACTACAATAGACTTCACTTCTACAATCTAAAAGGGGTAGGCCCGGGAGAGGCAGCTCTCTACTTTCTTTTAGATGATGCACATCTCGGTGGCGGTGGATCTGCTGGTGTTGATCTCGTTTGTGCAGGTCAAAAATATGAAGTTAAAGCTTGTCTTGTATCAAAAGACGGTAGATCACTAAGTGGATTTAAACTCGGCGGTACTGCACCTGTCGGATCACTTGTTACAGAGTTAGTAAAGTACAAGAAAAAACTTGGATTTACTACAGCAGGTAAAGGTGAGAATGAAGTTAATACTTCTCAAATGGCTGCAATTAAGAAAGCATATCCTCGTGAATATGCAAAGATTGAAGCAGACTATGGTAGAATTGCAGGTAGATACTTTGGTAGTATTCCAGTAATTTTTATCAATAATAACTCAAGTAATAAAGTTGATCCAGAAGATATTGCCGAAAAAACTAGACAACTTAGCGGTGCGGCTGGCGGCGTAGTTGCAATTAAGAAGGTAACTGCACGAGACATTAAAATGCAAGTTGCAACACAAGGCACATTAAAGCCAATGGTGACTGTATAATGGAAAATTTTGGTTCGTATATAACAGAACAAAAAAATACTCATATGACTCATATCGAAGATAAAGTTATCTATGGTGGAGTAAAAGGAACAAGGGACGCAATCATGGCATTGCGTTCTCTTCGAGATGCACTTGGAGGTGTACATGATGGAAACGTTAGTGTTAAATGGGACGGTGCTCCTGCTGTGTTTGCTGGGATTGATCCTAGTGATAAGCGATTCTTCGTGGCGAAGAAAGGGATCTTTAACAAATCTCCCAAAATATACAAGAGTGATGCTGATATTGATGCTGATACTAGTGGCGATCTTGCTACCAAGCTTAAACTCGCTTTACGGTATCTTCCTGACTTAGGAATCAAAGGAGTAATACAAGGTGATTTTCTGTTTGGTCCAGGTGACGTTAAAAAGAGTAAAATCAAAGGTAAAGACTATATTACGTTCCACCCCAATACAATTGTATATGCAATACCAGCAGGCACGGAAATGGCCAAGCAAGTATTATCGACAAAAATCGGAATCGTATGGCACACGGAATATAAAGGCTCGTCATTTGAATCTATGAAAGCTTCATACGGCGTTGACATAACTCGATTTAAATCTAAGAATGTGTGGTCTCAGGATGCAATGTTGAGAGACATGACACAATTTACTATGTCAAAAAAAGACACGGAGGAAGTCAATGCATTACTTAGCGAGGCAGGTAAAATCTTCAATCAAATCAGTGGCAGCACACTTAGGCAGCTTGAAAATAATAGAGAGCTTGCACAAACTATTGAAACGTTTAATAACACATATGTGCGACGCGGTGAAGTGGTTACTAATAGCCGTGCACACGTTGGGAATCTTTTACGTTATGTTCGTAACAAATATCGTAAAGAGCGTGATAAGCGTAGTACGGAAAGAGGAAAAGCAGGACAAGAAGCAAAATTAAATGAATTGCTTTCATTTTTTTCAGCAGAGAATAAAATGTCTCTTACAAAAATGTTTGATTTACAAAAGTATATCATTCTAGCGAAAATGAAACTTATAAATATACTTAATAAACTAAACAAAGTTCAGACTTTTTTGAAAACAAGAAAAGGATATCGTACAACAGGCCAAGAAGGCTATGTAGCAATCGATAAACTTGGTGGTGATGCAGTGAAAATTGTGGACCGAATGGAATTTTCATTCGCAAACTTTTCACCGACTATATTAAAAGGATGGGATAAACCAGGAAGGAACTAATAATGGCTGAAAAGCTATTAAGGTTTAAAGACCTATACACCGCAGAATATCGTCCAGGCGAAGACGAGCTTACTAACTATCGTGCAATGAAACGTAAGAAACATATGTACGAGGCAGTTAAATATCCTCATATGATGTATGACCCGAAGACTGGTAACGAAATAGAAGTTAAAACGCCAGCTGATCATGAAAAATATACTAAGATGGGTTATACACATGAGAAGCCAAGTGTAGATGAAGCTCTAGATATTCGTCAGAGATTAGCCAAATCTCGTATGTTTAGGCGATATAAGTCAAAGATCAAGTTAGGCCGCGCTCGTGCAAAGCGCCGCATGGCTAAACCTGATGTCTTACGTAAACGCGCTAATAAAGCAGCTCGTACACTCATCCTTAAAAAAATTACTAAAGGTCAAGATAAATCCGATTTATCATTTGCTCGCCGCCAAGAGATTGAAAAGCGTTTAGAGAAGCCTGCAGTTAAGAAAAGAATTGCAATGCTCGCTAAGCGCATGTATAAAGATGTTCGTAAAAAAGAAGTTGAGCGGAAAAAAGGTTAATGATTAATTCATTTAGTAAGTTTCTTGTTGAAGAAGAAAAGCAGGTTTTCTTTACCTTCGGTAGAATGAACCCGCCTACAATTGGTCATGAGAAGTTATTAGATAAACTTGCTCAGAGTTCTCGTGGTTCGTCATATAGAGTTTACCTGTCTCAGTCACAGGATAATAAGAAGAATCCTTTACAGTATGCAGAAAAGATTAAGATTGCGCGTAAGATGTTTCCACGACACGCTAGATCTATTATGTTAAATAAAAAAGTTAAGACAATCTTCGAAGCTTTAACTACGATGTATGATGAAGGTTTTGCAAATATCAATATGGTAGTGGGATCAGATCGTGTAACTGAATTTGAGATTCTTCTTAAACGTTATAATGGCACAAAGGGAAAGCATGGATTCTATAACTTTAGAAAAATTAATGTTATCAGTGCAGGCCAGAGAGATCCGGATGCAGAGGGCTCGGAAGGTGCGAGTGCTACAAAGCAGCGTGAGGCGGCGAAATCAAACGACTTCACGGCATTCGCTCAGGGTCTCCCGAAAAAAGTTAGCAATGCAGATGCAAAACGAATATTTAATTCAGTCCGAAAAGGACTTGGGTTAAAAGAACAAAAAGAATTTAAGAATCATTTACAACTAGAACCTGTATCCAAGGTTAGAGAAGCATATGTTTCTGGAAATTTATATAAAAAAGGCGATGATGTTATTATTAAAGAAACATCACAAGTTGGAACTGTATTGCAACTTGGGTCTAATTACGTAATTGTAGAGGCAAATGGTATGAAGTTTAGAAAATGGCTAGATGATATTGAACCATTAGATGAAGATTATTATAAAGGCCTTTCGAAAACAACTGCAGATAAAAGAAAAGCACATTTTAAAAAACACGGCGATAAACCTGACGATCAAAAGAGTGCATATAAACCTGCACCAGGTGATGCAAATGCTAAAACAAAGTTAAGTAAACACACATTGAAATTTCGCAGAATGTATGATGAACAAAACACAGACATGGCAAAAGCAAAAATTGAAAGAGAAAAAAAGGCAGATCAAATCAAGCATGATCGCATGATGGATAGAGCACGAATGAGAGACACACTTAAAAAGAACAAGGAAACAAAATGATTAGGTTTAGTCAATACCTCTCAGAGGAAGAAAAGAAGGGTCTTGCGGCTAAGGCTGAAAAGTCTGGCATGCCAATCGGTATCCTTCGTAAAGTTTATAATCGTGGAATGGCTGCATGGAAAACTGGTCATCGACCAGGAACAACACCACAACAATGGGCTATGGCGCGTGTTAACTCATTTGTAACTAAATCCTCAGGTACTTGGGGAAAAGCAGATAAAGATCTAGCTGCAAAGGTAAGAGGATAAAATGAAAACATTCGATCAAATTAGAGAAGAAGCTAAGTCTATTGATGAGGCATCGGCCACAGCAGGTGATCATGAAGATGCAGCGCATGCACATAGAACTGCTTCAAAACAACCTAAACAAGATTTAAGAGCAGTAAAAGCTCATGAAAAAGCAGCTGAACATCATGATACTGCCGCTAAGCATCTTAGAAACGGTAATGCATATGCTGCTCAAAATGCACATATCAATGCTAAAAATGAAGCTGATAAAGCTAAAGATCATGGTGATGTTCACTCTAAGAGAGCACATGCTGATACACGCGCGATTGGCGAAGGTTTTGTATCAGCTGCGCAGCGCAAAGCCGTATGGGCATCTAAAGCTGACGGTGGTAAAGGTCATCCAGATAATAAAAAAGAAGCTAAGTCTGCAGATGTAAAGCCTGAAAAATATACAGATGCAAATGGCAAAATAAAAATTCGAATGGTTCCAGTTGTCAAAGAACAAGATGAAGTTAATGAATTAGACACCTCTACTTTAGTTTCTTATAGAAAAAAAGCTAATAAGCAAAGATATAGCAATAACATTTCAAAGAGAACTCAGAGAACTGCCGGTGTTGATGCTGCTGATAAAAAGTTGAGAAAACGCAATATCGATAAATTTGGCGATCACTCTCCAAAGGGTGTTGATAAAATGGGTAATCGTAAAGAAGATTATACACCAGCACAAAAAGCTGCAAAAGAAAAAGGTAGAATTGGACCTAAGGGCGAAGTTGGAAAAAGAGAGTATGGTTCTGATAAATCAAAAAGAGGTTTTCATAAAGCTCAACGTGGCGTAAGCGGCAAAGGCGATAATCGTAATACGATGAGTATTTTTGATAGGCAACCTAAGACAGCATTGCAAGGCAATAAACCTAAAGGTAAGTTGCCAGAAGATTCAGATGCGGTTAAAGCATTTCTTGCAAAAGGTGGTAAGATTAAGAAACTTCCACCAGCAAAAGCTCAAGGCTATCACGGTAAAGATGATCCGGGTAAAGGCATGCACGGTATGATGGACAGACCTGATACAAAAGCCATGGGTACTCGCAAAAAAGTCAAGTCTATGGCGGCCGAATCAGTAGATTATCATAATAAAATGGCAAATGCACATGATCATCATGGTAACTCACATGAAAGTGAAGTTACTAATGGTGGCCATGATGATCATGATTATGCCGGCGGTGATCATCATGAAGCATCAGCCGCCCATAAGGCAGCAGCCGCAGCACATAAGAAACATGGCGGAGATTCTTCTCAATATAAATCAGCCGCGGCAAAAGCAAAATCTGCTTCATCTGATGCTAAAGATGCATCTTCAGAACTTAAATTTAAGAAAACAGCTGCTCCTAAACCAATACGTGATATGCATCCAACTTTGAAAAGTGAAGCTGTAAAACCAACAAAAGCTATGCACGTTTTTGATAATGAGAAAGATGCTCGAGCTAAAGCAAAAGATATCGATGGTAAGTACGTAAAAGGTACTGGCAAGAGTGATGGCAAACATGCTGCAATTAAAGAGATCTCTCAAGATACTAAAAAGAGTTACATCAAAAAAGCTGCAGATGATATGAGTAAACAAGCAGACAGAATGGCTAGAGCTCAACGCGGCGATGGTAAAATGGACAAGGCAGTTAATAAATTTGTTAATCGTCGTAAAGGCATTGCACGTGCTGTAGAAGCTAAAGAGACAGATCCGCCATTCGATGATGCTAAAAAAATATCTACAACTCCAACTAAAGATCAGTTCGGAAATGTGATTAAAAATCGTGCTAAGAGTCTAGCTAAAGCTGCAGCTAAAACTGCTGGTGGCGATATGGGTGATAAGCCAAAGAAAGAAAGCCTATGGGATAACATCCGTAAACGTAGAGCTGCTGGTAAACCAAAGTTAAAGCCAGGTGATAAGAACTATCCTAAGACTCTTAAGATTGGTGAAGAAACTGTAAATGAGCTAGATCAATCTACAATGAATAGCTACCATAGTAAGGCTCAAAAAAGCAAAGACAGAGCCACAAACTCTGCAGTTGCAACTATCTTGAGAAAAGGCGATCATTCAAAAGACCTTAAGACAATGTCAAAGCGTGAAAAAGGTATGAAGCTTGCTAAATCAAGAACAATTAGAAAGATGCGCAATGAAGAAAGTCAAGAGTTGGCGGAGCTTTCTCCTGAATTGTTAACACGATATACCAAGAAAGCAATACCTCGACAGTTTAAAGCGCAAGACCGGGCCCGTGATTATGGAGTGCGCGGTACTGCAAAAGGCGATAAGCTACAGCACACAGCTGATAAACGTAAAAAAGGTATTGACAGTGTACGCAAACGGTCAAACCCTAATGACAAGGGTCAATCTAAGACTGGTAGAGCATCAAGACCTCATGGTGGAATGCGCCCAGGTAAGGGAACTTCCTATACACAGAAACCAGCTGGTGGATTTAACAGCAAATATTTGGATCAATAAAATGAAAAAGTTTAAACAATTTGCCGAAGATATGACCTTTAAAGTAGAGATTGAAGGTCTTCCTGCTTTGTTTATGGCGGGCAATTCACCAGGTCAAGTTAAAAATCATCTACGTAAATTGATTAAACAGCCATCAATGATTAAAGGTGTTGAGCGTCAAACGAAACATGATGTTAAAAAAATGTATCGGAAAAAAGCTCAAGGTAAAGAAATTGATGAAGGATTAAATGAACTTTCTCCTGATACAATAAAAAGTTATAAAAAGAAAGCTTCTGATAGCAACTATAAAGCTGCATCTAGGTTTGCTCGTGTTGCAGGATCTCCTACTTCTAGAAAATATAAGAATAAAGAGATGGATCGTCTAGACAATATCGGTCGTAAGCGTAAAGCAGGTCTTGCTATGGCAGATAAAAAAGAAGGTTCATGTGGTGATGTTGATTACGGTTCTGATAAATCTATTAAGATTATGAAGAAGAAAACACCGGGCGAAACAAATGAGAAGCTTACAATTGGAAAAATTCGGAGGGCAGCGTACAAAACCGGCAAAGTGCTAGGAGATGTAAACGCAGTTAAAAGAGGTAAAGTAGCTAAAAGGGTAAAGAATCGAATTGTTGGTAAACTCCTTGGAAAAGCTGTAGGAAAAATGGGATTATTCAAGTAATGGAAAAATTCAAAGCATTCTACGAAAAGAAACTAACAGGCAAAGATTCTAAGGGACATTTTCGTGCAACTGAAAAAGGTGCGGGTATGACTGCAAAGGGAGTTGCAGCTGTTCGTAGAGAAAACCCTGGAAGTAAATTAAAAACTGCTGTAACTGCAAAGCCTAGTACACTTAAACCAGGTAGTAAAGCTGCAGGAAGACGTAAGTCATTTTGCGCAAGATCTCGTGGTTGGACTGGTGAAAGAGGTAAAGCAGCAAGGCGTAGATGGAATTGTTAAATGCCAACAAAATTAAATGAAGGTACAGAGGTAGCTCTACCACTTCGTAATATTATTAGTATGATTGCCTTTACATCATTGGCAACTTGGGCATACTTTGGTATTGTTGAAAGATTAAACTTAGTCGAAACACAACAGACTATGATGCAATCTGACTTGAGTCAAAATACTGAGTTTCGCATAAAATGGCCAAGAGGTGAGATGGGTAGTTTACCTGCTGACAGCGAACAGTTCATGTTGATTGAACACTTAGCAGGAGAACTTGAAAGTTTAACTGTAGAAATTGAAACAGGTCAAGCACCATTTGACCAACAACAAAAGTTGATGATGGAGTTTTTTGAAAAACGAATTAATTCATTAGAAGAGCAAATTGAGAAAATTAAAGACACGCAATTAGAAATTAAACAAAAGAACGGACATTAAGATGGCAACAGAAATGGTTTGCATTACACTTTTATTATATGTCAATGGCGTAGTTGAATCACACGTTGGACATCATAAAATGGTAGACTGCTTAAAAGCAAAAAAAGTTAATGAGAAAACTTATGATGGCGGAAAGCCATTTAGGTTTACTTGTCAGAAACGACTTGTAGAAGTTGGCAAAGACGATAAAGGTAATAACTATATTATTCGTTTGCTAGACACAGAAGAAAATCCACGAGTTAAATCAAAAAGTATTACTGAGAAGCTCGGAGGATGATATGGTCAAAGAA